GTTTAGAAAAGCTTATAGAGAGCAAGAGGATATGGTAGAAAACCCTCACTATGGTAAAAAAATATACGCAAATCCTGATACTGGAGTTAGAGTTAAACTAGACAAAGAAGCTTCAACATCAAAAAGAATACCTAAAAAAGTTTTAGCAAATTTAGCTAAAGCAACTTCCAAAGGAAAAAGAGGATCTCAATACGGACGATTTGAAAGATAAACGTTGGTAATTATGTGTAATTATAATATTATAACAATTAAATATAATATTATGAAAAAACTACTTATAACACTAACTTTATTTTTTACAGTACTAACATCTAAAGCTCAAGAAGCATTTGAAGGGGTTTGGACTATGAAAGGCTCGTCATATAAAACAGTTATACTGGCTAGTGAATACGCTGTAGTTAAAATTATAAATTACAGTTTTAAATCAAACGGTACGTTGAATGAAGTTATACTAACTCAAACAGACACTACAATGACAACTTCGATATATAACCCAAGAAATGGTTATACTATTGGGCTTTCTTACACTGTTATAGATAAAGATACTTTACAGTGTGTTTTCACAGGAGACGCAGAAGACACTGTATTAATGAAAAGAGAATAAATGAAAAAAATAATTCAATGGCTAACAGGTGGCGTTATCAAAGAAGTTGGTGACGTCATCGACAAGCTTACTACAACCGAGGAAGAAAGGTTAGAAGTAAAAAAGCAAATACAGCAGATATTAGAAGACGCAGATAATAAAGCTCAAGAAGAGGTTAGTAGGCGTTGGGAAGCAGATATGAAGTCTGATAGTTTTTTAAGTAAAAACATTAGACCAATGATCTTAATATATCTAACTGTAATTTTTACGTCTTTAGCTTTTTTCGATGGTAACATTGGTGAGTATGGACTAGCTAAAGAATATATACCAATATTTCAAACATTGCTAGTGACGGTTTACGGAGCTTACTTTGTAGGTCGTACTTGGGAAAAAGCGAAATCAATAACAAATAAATAAAAAAATATGGGACAATACGCAAATCAACCGGACTTCGGAACTTTTGCTTCAGACGTAACAACTAGCGACACTATAAGCTCAGCTACTAAACTAAACTCTTCAGCTTTATTCATTGGTACTGGTGGAGACGTAAAAGTTATATTAGCAGGCGTAGTAGGATCTTCAGGATCTGGACTACCTACAGTTAGTGAAGCTGTTACTTTTAAAAACCTATCAAATGGCTGTTTTTTACCTGTTATAGTTGATTATGTATTAGCTACTGGTACAACAGCTGCTGATATTATAGCTGTAAAGTAATATGGCTTTAGGTACAAGTTTAGGTATAGACTGGTGCGGGTGTGGTGGAGCTTCAAGCTACGTTTGCAATGACACTTTAGTTCAAGGAGAAGGTTCTTTAGTAGACAATACTATACTGCTAAATCCAAGCGGAGGCGTTTTAACTATAATGTTTTACGCTCCAGGCCTTGGGACTGTTGATAAATTAGAAATATATCACGGAAACCCAACTAATGGAACTAAAGTAGCTACAACTGGAATGACAACCTTGAACGCTGGTCCTTTTGACAACGTATACGGTACTGTTTCTACTGGCGACGTAATACCTACTGAAGCTCAAGCATTAGCTACTGATCAATTTATAGGGTCTAGTAAAGGTACTGTACCAACTAGAGCAGTAGCATACACAGCTGAAACAGGTATAGCAAATCCTTTAGTTGCTCCTTTCGAGCAGTTAATTTGGTGGGTTTACACACCCGCTGATTATCAAGTTAGTTCATACGCTAGTATAAGAGTTACTGGACCGTTTGGAACAAAGTGGGACTTTAAACCCTACTGTGAATAGTGTAAACTACATAAAAACAAGTAACTATATAAATATAATTAAATCAAATTAAATAAAATGGCAAAAATTACAGACAAACAATTAGAAGACATTAACAAAGGTCAAAAAGAATTAATGACAATTGTTAATCAAATAGGTATTTTAGAATCTCAAAAACATAGTTTATTACACCAAGTGGCAGAGGCTAATAAAGTTGTAGAAGATTTAAAGGCTGAACTCGAAAAAGAGTATGGAGCTATTGATATTGATTTAGCAACTGGAGAATATACTGAGGTTGATAAAGATGAGTCTAACTTAAAAAAAGCTTAGTATGTCATCTGTTGTAAGAAAAATAAGTATTGGTTCTGACTATAAAAACGATGCGATGCATTATTCTGTAGGTCAACAAGTTTATGGTGGTCATGAAATATCACACATACTTTTTGATTCACATTAAGAAAAATAACGAGGTAATGCCATGGAAGAAATTTAACTCTAACATGGCAATATCCGTTGAATATGACTTAGAGTATTGAAAAGTTTATACGACTTTATAGTAGAGCCATTAGGCGATAAATACAGTAACAAAATAAAAGTAGGTGATAAAGAGTTAGTTTTAAATACAAAAATTGAAGATTTCAAGTTTGTAAATAGATTAGCTAGAGTAATAGAAACGCCTAAAGCTTTTAATACTGGTGTTGATGTTGGTGATATAGTTGTTATACACCAAAACGTGTTTAGAGTATTCTATGACATGAGAGGAAATAAAAAGAAAAGTAGATCTTGGTTCAAAGATGATTTGTATTTTTGCGCTATAGATCAAATCTATTTATATAATAAAGGTGATAAGTGGAAATCTTTTGGAGACAGATGCTTTATTTCACCTATAAAAGATACAGAGTCTTTAACGCTAGATAAAGAAAAAAGCCTTGTTGGTATATTAAAATATGACAATAGCTCTTTAAATGCGCTAGGAATTAACTCAGGGGACTTAGTTGGTTATACGCCAAACGGAGAATGGGAGTTTTTAGTTGACGGTAAAAGATTATACTGTATGAAATCTAATGATATTGTAATTAAATATGAATACCAAGGAAACGAAGTTGAATATAATCCAAGCTGGGCAGAGAGCAGTGGAGGAGTTAATCAAAGTAGCTAAAGAAGCTATTGTTGATTCAGATGACGATATATCAGCGGATAGATTAAAGAATGCTGCGGCTACAAAAAAGTTAGCTATATTTGATGCTTTTGAGATATTAAATAGAATAGAAGCTGAAGAGAATATGTTAAATGAAAAACCAGTGGAGGTTAAAGAAGAGAAATCTTTTAAAGGCTTTGCGGAAGGGAGATCTAAATAATGTACGAGCAGACTTTATATAAAATACTTAAAGACCACGTTAAACCTAAAGTTATAAAAAGAACTAATAGGTATAAGAAATGGGAGTACGGTTATAACGAAGAACACGATATGGTTGTTATAAGTAAGACCGGGCAAATAGGTGAGATTTATGAAATACAAGATTTAAAAATAGCTTTACCAAAAGCTGAAAATGTACATACATTTGAAGAAGACAGGTGGAAGCACACTGAATACCCAAAGGAACTTAGTAAAATCAAATCAGTATTTGATTGGGAAGAATACCCTTTGGACTTTAAAGAAAAATGGTATGATTACATTGATGAAGAATTTAATAGAAGAGAACAAGGTTTTTGGTTCTATAATAAGAGTGTGGCTACTTACATTACTGGTACTAACTATATGTACTTGCAGTGGAGTAAAATTGACGTCGGGCAGCCAGACTTTAGGGAATCAAACAGATTATTCTATTTATTCTGGGAAGCTTGTAAAGCCGACTCGCGCTGCTACGGCATGTGCTACCTTAAAAATAGACGGTCAGGTTTTTCATTTATGGCAAGTGGGGAAACCGTTAACCAAGCCACAATATCTACGGATTCACGCTTTGGTATACTCTCGAAATCTGGACCCGATGCAAAGAAGATGTTTACTGACAAAGTTGTCCCAATATCGGTCAACTACCCCTTCTTTTTCAAGCCAATCCAAGACGGTATGGACAGACCAAAGACAGAGCTCGCGTACAGAGTACCAGCGTCAAAGTTCACGAGGCGCAAACTTGACTCAAACGAGAAGCTACAAGAGATCACAGGGCTTGATACAACGATCGACTGGAAAAACACAGGTGACAACTCGTATGACGGTGAAAAACTAAAACTACTAGTACACGATGAAAGTGGAAAATGGGAAAGACCAACAAATATATTAAACAACTGGAGGGTAACTAAAACTTGTTTAAGGTTAGGTTCTAGAATTATAGGTAAGTGTATGATGGGATCAACATCAAACGCTTTAGACTAGAATTATAGGTAAGTGTATGATGGGATCAACATCAAACGCTTTAGACAAAGGAGGCGATAACTTTAAAAAACTTTACAATGACTCAGACGTTACACAAAGAAACGCCAATGGACAGACTCGCTCAGGACTCTATTCTTTGTTCATACCTATGGAATGGAACTACGAAGGCTACATTGATTCTTATGGCTTTCCTGTATTCAACACACCAAAAAAAGAAGTTTTAGGTCCTTTTGGAGATGTTATAGCTCAAGGAGTAATAGAATATTGGGATAATGAAGTTGAAGGTCTTAAAAACGATCAAGATGGTTTAAATGAATTTTATAGACAGTTTCCGCGTACAACTAAACACGCATTTAGAGATGAGTCTAAAGAATCTTTATTTAACCTAACAAAAATATACGAGCAAATAGATTTTAACGAAGATCTTAAAAACTCAATATCAGTTACCCAAGGAAGTTTCCAATGGGAAAACGGAATTAAAGATACGAAGGTTATGTTTGTGCCAAATAAAAACGGTAGATTCAGAGTTTCCTGGATTCCACCTTTAAATCTCCAAAATCGTGTGATAATAAAAGGAGGGATCAAATATCCAGGTAATGAGCACTGCGGAGCTTTTGGTTGTGATAGCTATGATATATCAGGTACAGTTGATAAAAGAGGATCAAATGGATCTTTACACGGTTTAACTAAGTTTAGTATGGAAGACGTACCTCCAAACCATTTCTTTTTAGAATATATAGCTAGACCACAAACCGCTGAAATATTTTTTGAAGATGTTTTAATGGCTTTAGTTTTTTATGGTATGCCAATATTAGCAGAAAATAACAAGCCTAGATTATTATATCATTTAAAAAGAAG